AGTGTTAGACACAAGAATACTACTATGCGATTTTTCATCAGCATGATTATACTCCTTTTCTAATTGTTAGGTCACTCATAATGACCGATAAGATAAATTTATCTTATGTCCAACAGTCACAGTTACATGTTGTTACATCTGCAATTGCTGTGGCTACATCAGGACTTGAGGATGCTGTGGCTGTCAATGCTGGCTCTATTATTTGTTTGTATGGTGAATCAGCATATGTCTGTTGGGGTTCATTTGCTGGGAGACACTGGGGCGGCGGATCAATTACAATTTCCACTGATTCTTTAAAGTACCCTCTTCCTGGTACTTTCACCTGTATACTTGTAATACTGCCATCTAGGGATATTGTTGGTGTTAGTACTGCTTGTATCGCTACCGTAACTGGATAAACTAGTATTTTTGGAAGATTAGCTGAACTGTATCCACTACTACTATTTGTAACTTTTACTTGTGTTATAGCACCACTAACAACTGTCGCGGATGCGCTAGCACCACAAGTGTCGATGTATGATTTTATGTTATTTGTTAATGAACCGCCGATGATTCCTAATCTACTAGCATTTCTAGCTTCTCTTCCGACTGCTATGATAGTTTGGCCGCCCTGAGTATTGATATCACTAATTCCCTTCAGCACAGGCGCACTTTGACCATCACCATTATCTAACATATGATGTTCAAGTTGTTTTACGAAATTAACTATGTCTTCATTAGAAAATCTATTTACTAAATCAGATGGATCAGGAAAACACATAGGTATAGCACGTTGCTCTATGAACATCTGTGTGCCTAATTGATCCCAAAAATAATTCAACTGAGTACATAAATTTTTGTTAGCATCATAAATATTTTTTATTTCGTTATTTATTGCTGTTATTTTTGCTACCAGAGTTGCATCATCAATAGTACTAGCAATATTCTTCAATTCAGTATATCTTGTCTTTAGAGTTGTGGTATTAATTCTATTTAACATACCAGTAATGAATGCCCCAATATTATTGTAGGGATAGCCGCTCGCCGCTCCCATTAAATCACACATTCTATAACTGCCACTGTTGCCACTACCCATAGCAGTATTATCTAATATCATCTTAACAAGAGTACCATCGACTGACATTCCAATCGTAGAATTCAGAAGAGGCAAATTCAAGTTAGTTAATTCCATATTAGTGATCACTTGCGCTAACTTCTCAATCAACATTGAACTTATTGAATTAACTTGTTGTAGGGTCATAGAGAATGCTCCACACGCTAAAGCATTATCTGATGGAAGTATTCCATCGAGATATGTGCCCCAATTATCTATTCTGGTATTAACGCCGCCATTAATGTAAATAAAATCATAAATTTTCGCACTAGCTGATACGGAAGGATCAATGTTATATCTAGGAATAGTTATAGTATTATGACTTACTGGAAATAACTTCTTCACATCTAATAAGTCCGCTAGAGTTGTTATTCCAGCAGTAGAACAGTTGAGTCCATACAAAATGCCACGTTCAGTACTCGATAGATCATCACCAGTTACATTAACCATCGCATCATAAATCTTCTTCTCTTGACTAGATGTAGGAGTTACTGTATTATTCAATATATCATTTATTTCCCCAACTGATAACTCTTGTTCCAGTAATCTAATCTTAACTGAATCAGTTAACACTTTATTATCTTGAAGTGTTTTCAATAAAACACTAGGTAGACCAAACTTATCGATGTTTCTTAAATCTATAGCTCTACCTGTAGAAATTAAATCATTGCCGAAATCTTTAAACGCCAGTGATATACCAGAAATGTTGCTCGTGGTGATATCATTGATATTACTGTAAGTTCCGCTCATGAAGGTTTTTGAGTTAACATAACTTCCAATAATATTATTCTTGGTATCTCTATACGATGCTGCTTGTGTGAACGAGTTTACAATATTATTGTATTGACTGAATGAGCCTTCCCACATTTCATAGTATGCTTGTCTAGGAATAGTAGCTAGAAATCCATTACCAAAATACTCATCATACTCGGTGGTATTTTCTACAGCATAATTGTATTTTTGCCACTGATTAGAGGATTGATTTTCTCCCCAGCCGGTTAACCATCCGTATTTGCCGATGGGATTGTCACCATCAATTGTATTCTGAGCGATATAACTATAAGACTTTGATCCATCCATCCACTTGGCGGTTGTTACATCATAGTCTCCCTTGGGTGGGTAACTAGCTCTTTTCATTACTCCGCCATCCCAACTACCATAACCAGCATAGCTTGGCTTGAATGTACTAGGACGACTATTACCCAACGCTGGACATACTCCGTTGCCTAGAGTAAGTAGACCTCTGAATGTTGTGGCAGAAATTCCAGAACCTATTCTAGTTTTTAGAATGCTAAGAGCAGTAGTTAAGTCACTTAGTACTGTTGTCGATGTTATAGTTCCCTGAGTGTAACCCTCTGGCTTCCATTCACCGAAACTAGCTAACATAGTTCTGTTTCGATAAAACCCAGTGTTCTTAGATAATGAACCTAGGGCATTTAACTGTAGTGGTGTAAATTTGCCTTCAAAACTCATGGTACGAAAACGTCTCCGCTGCCTTCTACGATGCTGTGACCGCAACTATTACCACTGCCAATTCTTAAAACTGGACTTCCCTCAGCAAACACTGTTGGACTAGCACTTGTTGTAGTAGCCGAGGCGTGAGGTGGGTGTGCTCTGCCGTATGGAGAATGGGGTGTTATCTGACTAACATGTAAGCCGACTGGTTTACCATTGACGAACACCGTGCCAGCGCCACGCATTATTGCGCCACTTGTTTGATTTTTGTCACCTAATCTACTTACACCCGTCATTGATTATCCTAAAATAATTGATTTATCCGGCACTTGAATACCAGTTGTCATCTCAATATACTTCATTTTAATACCATCATCTGTAACAGAATAAAGAGAGATGCTACTAGTATTTAGTCTGGCCTCTGCCTTGGGCTCAGAGGTAAACATACTAGGTACGAACTGCATGCCCTTTTGTGTAGGTGCGATTGATACCGGCTCTTCGATTGTGATGAAGCCGTCTTCCTCACCTAAAATCTTGGTGATTAATTCTTCACCTGAGTTGAGTTTGATTGTATATACTGTGTTTGTGTCGAATTTCATTGCTTTACCTTTGTGTTAAATTCTTCTTCTGACATACCTGCTAAACCTTGATAGCCACCAGGTAGGTGATGCGTGCCGTTATAGATTTGTGGCACACTACGGAACCCAGACTCTACCAGCATTTCGCGGGCTTCGGGATTCTGTGTAATGTCGATATATTCATATGCTACACCTCTATTCTCTAGAAGTGCTTTTGCTTGATCGCAAAACGGGCACTGTGGTTTACCGTATACTTTAATCATTTTACTTTTGCCTTCCAGTTTGATTGTGTTTCTTTTTGTTGTGGCAGTTTGATAGCGCATGGGTTATCTATTCGTTCCGCCATTTCTTTTGTTTTCTTTGACCAGTCAATCAGTTTCAGTGATAGCCAGTCTAAGAATCTAACTCTCACACACCTATTCTTCTCTTCTATTTTTTTGAATTGTTGAAGGGCAGAGAGCATCTCTTTGCCTACTGGGGTGTGTTCAGTATTCTTCTCGTTCATATATGCGTTATATTTTCCTGTTACTTTCATTGTGTTCTCCTATTATAGTTCAGGTAGTAGTTCTTTGTCAACTGTATCGGACATTACTCCAATAACGTAATTAGTTGATTCAGTCTCTTGTAGTGCCGACTGCTTCTTACCAATGTTCACGTGCTTGTTGAACCATGGAATTGGTGTTGTCTTTGGGTGACTGCCTTGATAACGAATGCCGATATCTTTGAGTCTGGAGAATGCTGTGAAGTCTACGAACTCTTTTAAGATTTCTGCGTTTAAGCCAATGACCGGGCCCTTGATGAATAAGTAGTCTGCCCATCTCTTTTCTTCTGCGATTACTTCTTCGTATAGAGCATATACTTCGGTAGCACATTCATCTACGATAGCGGCGAATCGTGGGTCATCTTTGACTACGTTGTTGATTAGCCATGCTGTCCAGTCTGCGTGTAAGATTTCATCTTGTAGGATGAGAGAGATGATGTTACCGTTGCCGATGTAGATTTTGTTTTCTACCATTGCTAGTGATGTAGCGAATGATACCATGAATCTGAGTGCTTCTAGTGCGTAAGATGCGTGTAGAGCCATCCAGATTGCTTTAATATATTCACGTTCTGCTTGTTTATCTTTAGTGATATCGGGCATCTTGCCTAGTTCATGCTGACAGTTGATTTTGTGTAAGTGGTCATAGTGCTTGCCGACACTAGAAGCCATATCTACGATTTCTTGGGTATCGTGAATCGTGTTGAATACTTCTTTGGGTACACCATACACGTTACGAATGATGTGTGAGTATGACTTAGAGTGAATATTCGTTTCGAAAAAACTCCAGTTACTTACTAGCGCTTCTAGTTCTGGGATAGAGATAACAGGGCCGAACACTTGTGCTGGCGCACGACCTTGAATCGAGTCTAGTGCTGTTTGACGTAGGAGGTTACTAGTAAAGATGTGCTTGATAGCGTCTGTCGCATCTTTGTGATCCATCTTATCTTTAGTGAGCGATACTTCTTCAGGCACCCAGAAAAAGCCACGTGCTAGTTCTTCGAATTTAGCAAGTTTAGGGTACTTGACTTCTTCAAAGCGTTGTACTGTCACTGGACCTGCTGGGTCGAGAAACATCGTTCGCTTTAAGTAGTTTGTTTGTTGTGATAAGTTGTATTGTTCTTTGCTCATATTAATTATTCCAGTTCATTATC